TGGTGCGGGATGAAGGAGGCGAACCAGAATAGTCTTGACATTTTGGAAAAAATTCTGTTATATCTAGAGCATGATAAATCCAGAAACCAACCCCAACTTCTTTGATTTGACCAACATGACCCAAGAAGAAATGGAAAACTTTGCCGAATACTACAACCAAAAAGAGGATATGGAATGAGCTACGAAATGACTTGGGCAGAGAGAAGGCGATACCTTAAAATGATTCATCGTATATGGAGCAATCCCCCATGGAGGAGGAGGAGCAAACCTACATGGAGGAGGACAAAAAACAAATGAGCACCCGTGGATTTGTTGGATACAAAATGAACAAAAAGATACGGGGATGGTACAATCATTTTGACAGCTATCCCACAGGGCTGGGGGAAATGGTGTTTGAGAAATGTTTGATGCATGGTGTGGAGGAGTTAAAGAGTTTCTTTAACCGCATTGAATTTGTAAAAGAAGAAACTGCTTATGACGCCCACAAGGGCGTGTTTGATATGGATTGGTCTTTTGACCGACCAGTATTAGAGGATGCGGGAAAGTTTTACAAAGATGCATTATTCTGCGAATGGAGCTACATCTTTGACTTTGATCATCGCAGTTTGAAAGTGTATAAGGGTGGTTGCCCTGGCCCTGGAAGGGGTATTAAAGATTGGAAGCATGTCGGATTTGACGGCACAACCTTTTACATGAATGAGGTGGCCGACTTTGATTTTGAAAAATTAAGGAACTGCGATCCTGTTTTATTGGCAAAAAATCTGGAACTTTGCGTGGAACAAATGGAGAAGAAGCAGGACATTCAATGCATTGTTAGTTGCTGAAGTGAAGACAAAGACAAAGAAAAAGGGTGTTTGGAAGCCCCATCCCGACTATGTTTTGCCCCCTTTAAAAGATTGGAGGGGCAGGATAGTAAAGGAGGAGGTGGTGTTTCGGGGCGAGTTTGTGGACAAACAGAAAGTGGAATTGCATTATCCCGAGGGCGAGGACAGATATGGCAACACAAGGTGGGTATGCAAATATAATGGTGTGTGGTTTAAGAGCGTCATATATCCCACCATCTAAACTGCCGGACTAGGACTCGAACCTAGAACAGCCACATCCAAAGTGTGGAGTGCTACCAATTGCACCATCCGGCAATTATAAACCGCTGGACAGGAATAATTTAATGTAACAAAGCTCGATTTCCAGACGTTTCAAAAAGATTTTATATTTTAATTTCAGCATCGGTTTTCTCCAGTTCCTTCTCCAGCTTGACAGGAGGTTCACCCATCCAGCGTTTGGGACTGATGTTTTCAAACCAGTCTTGGATGCTGGGGATTCGTCCCAAATCCTCCCGAACATGCTGTTCTCCGATGAAACGAACAGGAACAGGTCTACCATCGCTGTTGATGATGGTTGTGCCAAAGATGCGTTCTGCCATGAAGATACCCTCCGCATGATGGCGAAGAGCACGATGGCGAAAGTCGGCATACATCTTTTTGCTTTCATCAAACCAATCGTGGATGGCTTGATAGTCCTCTGGTTTGCCCCCGTATTTACGGGAACTGCTGACGGCGTGATGAAAAGGATGTGCCATATGTTTTACAAATCGTATTCGCTATAAACTGTTTCTTGAACATAATTGTTATGTTCCATCTTGACGGTGCGGTTCTTTATGTCAAAAACAACTTCACCATAACCGCCCTCATTGTTGTAAAAACCGCCCTCATGTTCCTCGATGGCACGCCATGTAAATTCGTCCAGAATCTCTTTGAGTGGTTTTTCCGTATCCTCAAACAATTCATCCAACAAAAGATCACGCTTTATTGGTTCGGTGCTTATGTCATCAGTCTGTCCACTATCCCCGCTTCCGCTATATTGAACAGTCAATCGTTTGATGCCCAACGCATCCAGATAGTTGAGCAACCGATCCCGAAGTTCCAGTTTTTCATTCGTGGGTTTTTGTTTTTTCATGGTGTTGATATTGGTCAATTTTTTCCAAAATGTCAAGACAAGAATAGAGTTAGTAACCTCCTCTATCCCTGCTCTAACCGAGAAAATGGGTTAGATCAGTTCAGCGGGCATACGCCATGCCCCATACTTGTCGTCACTTAAACGACGGATGCTGACTTTAACGCCAAGCAATCTTCCGTAGTGGTAAAACAATGGAACCAAACGGGCGTAGTATTTGCTGTCAAATACCACCCGATCTCCGATGCCCATTCGGGACAGGATGCGTTTGATGGGGTTGAGTTTCTTGCGACTGGGCATCTTGATAGATCCCTTCTCGATGATGAGTTTGATGTTCATTATTACCTCTGGTTAGATATGATGCTGTTCAGCATTTGATCGCTTGATCTCTTTGCTTTCCTGCATCACGCGAAACAGCTTGAGGGATTTTGCAAAAAATGTCAAGCCAATTATTTCAAAAATAAATATTGACTATTTTAAAAAATTCTGGTTCAATATTCATATGCAAGGCGGATACCATTTGCGGTGGCCGATTAGGTGGAAACTGCTAGCCATTCCATCGTTCCTTGCATAATCCTTTTATGAAATGTTTTGTGTGCAACCGAAAAGTGATGGAGAAAATTGAATGGCAGAAGCCATTTCTTTGGGACGAATGCGAATGTGAAAAATGTGCAAAAAAGAAAAAGAAAGGAGGTAAATAATTTTATGCTAGGATTAGTTGTTACCATCGCAGGCTACGCCCTGGTTGGTTATTTGGTCAGTGCATTTGTCAGTGTCAGCTACGGCATTCTGATGAATCGTAGCGAACACGAGAAATAAATCGACCATTGATTTTGTTTAAAGTTTCTTTTATAACCCCTTGCTGGGGCGCAAGTTGTTTAAGTTTATGATAATATTTGAATTCTTTGCAACATTGATTGCGTTGTTGATTTTATATTATATAAAATATTGATTATATTGACCCCTCTGATAATCTCTGGACATGAACATCTGGGATTTGCCCGGGCCGGATGACTTGCCCAATAACGATTATATCCAAGAATATTACAGCGATTATCCGCATGGTTATGGTGAACCCAAGGGCGGAATGGATCCGGAAAAGGGCGACAAGGATAATACGGTCACACCCGAAGAACTGGAAAATATTGAAAAGTTTTTGGAAAGTATAAACCCTTCAATCAATCCTCCCAATGACTGAAAATATTATAAAATTCGTACTGGAATGTATGTTCACATTTATCATTCCAATATCAATAATACTATTTGGATTAATTTTTGTTTACGAAGTGTTTTTGCGTTTTCGGAAATAAATCCGTCCGATCATGATGACAAAGTTTGAGTTTGGTGTTTTTATCCTGACCATGCTTTGTTCAGGACCAGTTCTTTTCAGCATCATACTATGGTACAGCATGCTTCTGGATTGGTGCGACCGCTCCAATAGGGTCAAGCGCTTCTTGCGGAGCAACTTGTCTAATAGACCGGATAGATGAAATTCCGGTCAGACCGGAAATTATTTCGACTCAGTCCCTATTGAGAGGTCAATAACTGTAACACAACCTGCTGTCCCGCCACGCATGGTTGGTAATGATATAGTTCATTCGGTTGACCAAATGATAACCTGCGGTGATGAACAGATCTCCGTCACAATCAACCAGCGTCCATATGCGATCATGATCTGTCTGCATCACCCGTTGCAAATCCTCGCCGTAGGTTTCAAAAAGAATGCTGCCGTCTGGACGAACCACGGGCTCATAGATTTTTTCAAACGCAACATACTTCTTGGGTTTCATACGTGTCCTCGCAACCATGTTTTTGTGAGCGCATCCACGTTCACAATGATGGTTTCTCCTTCCAGTTTTTCCGGATAGTAATTCAAATCCTCCAGAAGATAACCATCCTCCACCAAATCGTCCACCAAATTGTTCAGATATTCAATGCCCGATTTGTTTTGGATAAGTTCATCAAACTCAACAGGAATGTTGAAATAAACGCGTTGGCCACTGAAACGACCCACGGTTTCCAACAACTGCTTACGGCTGATGACTGGTTCAGTCTTCAATGGTTACGCCCCTTTCGCCATAATAATAGTCGCTTCTCCTGTCTCGGGGAATTTTCAGCTTTTGACGAACCACATTGGCACACAGATCTAGATTGCTGGTTTCAATCAGTTCGTCCAGCACGCAACTACTGATCAGTCGTCGGGCGGTTGTTCTGGCTTCTTCATCTACATATTGGTTGGGTTCAACCAGATCCACCACGGCTTGTTCCAATATGGCTTTGCAGAGCAGACCCTCTGGGTCATCCACAAAGCGGGGTTTGTTTGCTTGCATCATTTTCATGCGAGCACCCTGCCCGATTTTTGTCAAAATGTCAAGAAAGAAAAAGTTCTCTCCCCTGCCAGAATCTTGTCTGACCATTCCCTGCAAACACAAACAGGGATATGAAACTCATTGGCCAACCATCCTATAGGATGATTGAACAGGGGAAAGAACTTGAGCTAGATTAAATGGCGTGCGGGAAAAATCAATCGATGAACTTTTCCAATTTTTCCAAAAGCACGTCGGCGGTTTCTTCATCGCCTACATCGTCAAATTCCTCAAACACTTCCCGAAGAATCCGGCTGGCTAGACGATCATCCTCCAGCGCAACGTAAGCAATATGATACAGAAGATTTTTCTCTTTTTCCGTTAAATTGTCCACACATAATAGTTATTCTTTTTTATATTATTTTTTTGGTTTTATCCTCCGGATGCGAAAAGCAACTTTGGGTTTCGGCCGATAGTTCATTTTACAACGTAGACATGGTCTTGGCATGATACGTTTGTAGGGCTTCCTGCTCGAGCCGTCAACCAGTATTTAAAACTCAAGCAAGCTCAGCTCGAAACCAAATCCCAAAACGCGCACGGTGAAAATGTATCCATACTCATAATGGCAGATGCTGCAGGTGCTGCGCAGATCCAGATCCAGTCCCCAGTTTCTCCCGTCCAGATCTCCGTCGTTTCGGTACCCGATCAGTTCAAACGGGTGAAACCAGTTGAAGCTGGTGAAATACTTTTTATTTTTTATTTTCATCCAGGGGATATTTACTGGCCCAGGGAACTGTGTCCTGATTTTTCAGTTTCAGGTAAACGTATTCCGGGTTGAGTACCGGGTTACCTTCCGGGTCAGAATATGAACCGTGCATCATGTCGTAGCGGTAACCACGGTCAGTCAAAAAATCATAAATGTCCATGTTCTGCTGGATGGTTCGACGGGGATGTTTCAGCTCAGCAAAGTCGTCCTTGCCCCAGAATTTTCCAAAGAAACTTTTGTAGATGTTGTCTACGATGTCGCTGAACTCATCCATTCTGAATGTAACCTTCGGTGGCCGACACACAGCCATCCGCGATTGCATTCAGAACCTTGAGGGCCAGTGCGGGATCGCCATTGATTTGGCGAAACAAATTGCCATACACATCGCCCAGACTGTTTGCAAAATTTGTCCAGTGCGTTTTTTGCGGCAAAAATCCGGCCACCGCGTTGTCCAGATCCTGGACGCTGGGAACCGACCCGGCGCTCAGACCCCGAACCACCTTGGCCACATCATGAATCAACTTGGCTTTCTCCGCCCGATCACTGTCGCTAACGGCTGCTTCCAACACTGCAGTGCAGGCAAGACTGACAGCAGGCTTGATGTAGGGAAGAGCAGCTTCAACTTTTTGAGCGGCTGTGGTTGTGGTGCCTCCTGTGCTATCACCGGAGTTTCCACCGTTATTGGTGGCACAGCTGGTCAGCAGGATAACGACTGGGATAGAAGCAAGAGCTGAAATGAATTTATTCATACAACCTATTTAGCAAACCCCCCAAACAAATCCACCCCCACCCCAATTATATAAAATATATAATATTATTTTGCCAACAATTCGTTCAACAACTGATGAAAGTCCAGTCCGGTGTCGCCACTATTGTTTATCAGCAATTCAATTTCAGATTGTTTGGGAGCAGTTTCACACTTGGTTTTGTGTTCTTTGTTTGCTCTCACAGAATATATGTATCACAAATGCGATACATAAATCAAGAAAAAAGTGAAAAAAGATGAATTTTTTTATCGATACATGCTGCTTCGACTGCGCTTGCCATCCACATTGCGGGTGTTGTATTCGTGACAACGGGTTGGATTCAGTCCCAATGCCCGCATCACACTCCGCCATCCATCTCCATGTCCATCGTCTCCAAATACCTTGTAAGCAACCAGATGCGCCACTTCATGCGGAATGGTATCGTTCATAAAGTCTTCCAGATTCTCCTTGCAAAGCTGTTCGTTCAGCTGAATACGCCATTGACCCAGCCAAGCACGACCTGCGGTGCTACCACAAATCACCCACTCGATGCGGGGAAAATCGAACTCGGTATTGTACTCCTCATTCAATTCCTCCAGAACTTGCCACACTTTGTGTGCGGCTCGTTCCTTCATGGCGGTCACATCAAGCACGTGGCTTTTCCCCCCAGTCGCCGTTCCAGTCATCATCCAGCTTCTTGGGATCTTCCACATACTGCATCAGCTTGTATGCATTATACATCTTTTCAAAATCATTCAGGAAATGGTTAATGCTGTCCAGCGTTTCCTTGTCCACATCGGCCAGCACCTGCTTCTCCAGTGTTTTGCTCCATCTGTTTTTCATGCGACTAGATTGCTGAATTATTTGCAAAAAGTCAAGAAGATTCTTTCCGCTCTCTCTGCTCTAGAATCAAAGAGAATATATACCCACCTTTAATTGCCTCAGACTCTGGGCATTGGGGCTTCAATGGCTCTTATGGAGGAAGTCATCCTCACTCATTGCGGAAAGAACTATGTGCGTTCTACAAATTATATATTTTTTGTCAATAAAAAACAGGAGGTATGGGATTCGAACCCATGTAACAGGAATGAAAGTCCTGTGTCCTAGTCCACTAGACGAACCTCCCAGGGTGAGCCGGATGTCGGATTCGAACCGACGACCTGCGGTTTACAAAACCGCTGCAACTACCGCTGTGCTAATCCGGCAAAGAACTGCTCGGGTAGGGATCGAACCTACGACCTAGGCATTAACAGTGCCCCGCTCCACCGCTGAGCTACCGAGCAAAATGGGCAGAAGTGGATTCGAACCACTGAAGGCGATAGCCAGCAGATTTACAGTCTGCCCCGTTTGGCCACTTCGGTATCTGCCCAAAATCATTTGGTGAGCCCCCAACATTGTTCCTGATTGTAAGTGAGAGCCCGTTTGTTCAGGCAAAGCCATTCATCCACCGCACTGCGAACATCCGCACTGTTGGTGTAATCATGGCCGCTGAAAAATCCACCCGGCTTCAGCTTGGGCCACCATGTTCGCAGGTCATTGCGAACGTCATCGAAATGATGCGAACCATCGATGAAAATAAAATCCACACTACCATCCAGGTAGTCTGCAGCGGCTATATTGCTTGGTTTTTTCACGGGACGCACCACGCTTTTCACGGGTTGAATGTTTTGCAAAAAAATGGAATAGATGTCCTTGCCCGGATCATACTGCTCGTAGTCCGGAGTCATTTGCCATATGTCCACGCAATCCAGTCGGATGTTCTTTCCGCTGTTGATGATTTCCACGCCCAGGTAAACACTGCTTTTGCCCAACCAGCTTCCAATCTCCACAAACACCGCGTTGTCAAATCCCCTGACGGCAGAAGAGTAAAGATTGGGAAACGTGAACCATCCATGGATCTGATCGTGATAGTGTTCCAACATGGATTTATTTATATAAAATATTTTTTATGCAATATTCGAACTTTAATAGAATAAATAATAACAAATGAACGAGGTTCAAGTCATAATTTGCAAAGAATGCGGTAAAGATCTTAAAGGTTATAATCAAAAAAAGTATTGTTCTTCAAGTTGTGCAGCCAAATACAATAATAAACAATTTGTAAAACGAAAACGAGTTTGGGGAATTTGTAAAGGGTGCAATGCGCAAACATATCCTAAAGATAGAAAATATTGTGAAAAATGTAAACAAGAAGGAAAAAACAACAAATACGGAAAACAATTAAATGAATACACTATTGAAGAAATATGTGTAAGAAATGGAAGCAATCGTTACGACAATATACGTAACCATGCCAATAGATTATATAAAAACCGAACTCATCAATGTGAAAAGTGTTCTTACGACAAACATACGGAAATATGTCATGTTAAACCCATATCTTCATTTTCAAAAGATACTAAAGTAGGTGTTGTAAATGGTAAACAGAATATCATGTTTCTTTGTCCTAACTGTCATTGGGAATATGACCACCGAATGCAAAAATAATAGGCAGGACTGGACTTGCACCAGTACTCCAACGATTATGAGTCGTTTGCTTCACTATTTAAGCTACCTGCCCAAATCATTTTTTTATAAAATCTTTTACCTCCGCTTGGATTCGAACCAAGATCTTGCCCAAATCTAGAGCTTCATGGGTATAAGCCATGTGTTTTGACCAGTTAAACTACGGAGGCGAAATCGCTACTCCGTCTTGCCTATTCGTTTTTCGTGCTTGAAAGGGGGCTTCCATTTGTATTCGCCCCATAGTTTTTGTTTGAATTTTTGTTTGGCTTGAGCTTTGTCTTTGGGCTTGAGGAATCTGCTTCGCATCCTTGATTCCTCGATCACACCTTCTTCATTTACCTTGGCGGTGAACCGCTTGAGTGCCCTTGTGAAACTTTCCAGATCACGGCGGTCATGCGGATTGATTTTTAAAAACGCTCTCTCCATCGTTAACCTTTATAACTCATAGTGTAAAGTTGTCAATACTTATTTTAGCGTTTGATAAAGTCAAACTCGTATTGTTCAGCCATGTAACGGCTGGGGTCTTTGCCCAATATAACCTGTTGGGCATCCATGATGTTTGCCATCAGTCGTTCGTTCCATAAGGATTGATCTTTATTTTTTATAAAATCGTGATAGTCCCGCACCAGTTGTTTAAGAACCCGAGTTGGTTTGTTCATGATTCCTTTTGCTCAAATCTGTAGCTGTCGCACAAGCCCACGGCTTCATGCACCTCGTCCAGATGATTTCTCAGATAATCCACCCGCTTTTGCATGGCATTGACCAGCATATGGCTGGGTATATCATTCAAAGTTCCGTAGGGGATTTCCGGAAGTTCCATGGTGAACGCCAAGTCCAGCATATAATTTACCATGTTCATTTGGCGGATTCCCTGTAACGGCTGATCAGATCGTGACACTCGCTCATGGTATCCTCCAGATGGCGGGTGCGATATTCATGCGGACAATCCTCGTCCACGTTGCACAATAGTTGTCCCAACAATTCCACCGTTTGTTCAAGGGTCACATTCATTCGTGTTCCTCCTCATGCTCCATGTTATCCATTATGTTTTTGGCACGTTCCACCTGTTCGCTGAAATCCTCCCGCTTGGGGTCGAGACTCAGCAGATACATTTGCATCATCAGTTGCTTGGTGGTTTCAGTCATTGTTTTCCTCCCGAAGTTCCTTGATGTCTTTCTTTATCACGCTGGCTGGCATATAGTGAAACAGACATTCCAGTATATCATGCTTGGGGCTGTCCAACCATTCGTCCCAAACATAATTCTGTTCGCTTTCCGGAAGCGTGTTGATGTACTCGTATGCATTTTTATGTTTCATTCTTTTACCCTTGTAGCCCATTTTGAAAATAATGTAAAGATTTATTTTATATATTTTGGAGGGTGGGGCATCGAACCCCACCCCCCATCTTGAGCTACCTAACCGACATTCTCCTCTGCGGGTGCATTGCCAGCATCTTCACCAGCACCTTCGGCATCCTCGCCAGTTTCGGCCAGACTTGCCTTGCCAGCATCGGTCAGTTTATAGACCGCATCTTCACCCCGACCATCCTTGATGATCTTACCTTCCCGAATCAGTTGTTTGATGAGAAGGTAACCCCGCTGGATATTTCCATCCACGGCGTTGGTCACATCGGTTTGTTTGATCGGTTCGGCAAGGGCAAGCACCTTCCGCAAATCCTCTTGCCAACGCACCTTGCGAGGGTCTTGAGGAGCAGGGGCGGTTCCATCATTAATGCGGGGATTATCCAAATCGAATCCGTTGTGGCCGAGACGAAGTTCGATGTTATACAATTTGCCGTAGCGGTTTTTGGTCGAGTAGATCACCCGCACATCCTCCTCGCTCACGCCCGAACGCATCATAAAGTTTGCGTCAACGGCGTGGGGAATGAGGGTTGAACCCCGATAGTTATTGCTCTTGGTCACATGGAGGATAAGACCAAGAACGCATTCTGTCCGTTTGGCGGTCTTAATCATTTCCTGTAAGCAATATTGTTCCTTCTCACGGCTGTTCATCTTCTTGGCGGTGGTGAGACATTGAAAGCTGTCCACGACCAGCACATCCACATCGCTCATCATCTCGCAAACCTTGTCCACATCGGTTTGGATGGCGATACTCACATTCTTCAAACCGAGACGCCGACAAGTGTAAGCCAGCATTTCACGGCTTTCTTCTCCGCTGACATAGGCGGTGCGAATTCCGACCTTGGTCATACTTTCCAACGCTTGCAGAAGGAAAGTGGTTTTTCCAAGTCCTGCACCAGCCGCAAGGGTGAACACCATCGAGGGCAATAGTCCATCGCCCCCGAAGATTTTGTCCAAAGTCTCGCTCCCTGTCTTGAGACGGCGGGAGAAGAATTCTGGAATCACGATCTCGCTGACCTTGGTCAGATCGGTTTCGCCGTGGCTGAGACTCATCACCCCGCCACTTGCTGTATTGGTTTCGGTTGTGGGTTTGTTGTCGATGTTTTGGTTGCTCATGATGTTTAGGACGCTACCAAATTATTTTCAAAATGTAAAGAAAATAAAAATATATTTTTTGGGGAGGGTATACCCGCCCATTAGCCCACCTTATGCATGAAGATGGGAGTATATTCTCCCACATATGCACCTTCGGTGTTAAAACTAAAGTATTCCTCCGCTTCCTCATAGCTCATATCCCGCTCCAGAATCTTGATGCACTTGGCTCGGTCATAGATCGCCACATTCTTTCCGCCACAACTGCACCCGATGCCAAGGAACGCTTCGTCAAAACCATCCGCTAAAAGAATATGGTTCACTTCATCGGGATAATACTCCTCGATAAATTCGTCAATCATCTTGCGACTGGGATTCTTCTTCTTGATCTTTTTCATTTCTGCTTTCTGCCAGTAATCATATACATCCGCATATACTGGCCATTGAGGTTGGTGATTTCCGCTTCTTCATACTTTCTCCGATAAACAATATCGGCAAGCAGAAGCGGATCCTTGCAGTAGTAAGCGTCTCCTTTGCTGTTGAACACACGCCAAAGCCCTTGTCCCACACTGACCACATTCTTCAACTTGCTTCTGAGTTTGGCTGTGAGTCTCACTTGGGTCTGCTCCTCCTGTTTTGGTTGGGCAGATTCAACCACAGCTGGGTTTTCTTTACAAGTCTTTTTTTTCAAAATTTTTTTCCGCTTTGTCATTACAGGTATTTATGTAAGATGCAGAGAAAAAAAGATTTTATATTTTATATAAATGGGGGTTCCGGGGGATCCAAACGTTGTTCCGGGGGATCCAATCAATTGATTGTGCGGGCCACTTCAGCCTGCAACTCTTCCTTCTCCTGCTTCTGCATCTCCAGGAGGGATGCCTAACCGGTTCCCTGGAGCTGGCGTGCCGTTTAAAAAAAGCTGACCTATTGCTGTGTTGTTTTTACCCGTGAAAAAACGGGACTGTAAGACTCTTACAGTTTGAAAAATTGACTGGGACTGAATTTGTCCTACCCCCTGCTCAGGGGACAGGGCACCTGAATTTCTGCCCAGACTTTAATCTGCGAAGCGGATAGCTTCCGACCGCACGTACCATTCCCAGATGCTGGCATGATCCACCATCACGCGGTAATGTTCGCTGTTGCTGACGCCACGTATGATGCCGCTCAACATTCCGTGATCCGCGATAAAGCTGCAGCGGCGGCCCACATTGTTTTCCATCGCCTGCATGGTTTCATTTTCCTGTTGGGTGACTGTGTTCATATTTTATATTTATCCTTTCTTTTGTTTGCCGGATCCAGAGCCCATCAAGGGCCCACCACGTACGGTCGTCCACCCGGGTCCAGCATCAGGGCTCCTTCCGGGGCCGTGCCAATGTAGAGCCGCTCAGTCTGATTGTACGGGTTGAAGACGTAACGATTGTTGAACGTGTCGCGGGCCGCCATCACATACGTGAACGGTGCGTCGGCGTGCGGCGGTTTTACCTGGCTGCCTGCTGCAGGTGTGCTGCATTTGTTCAGTCCAACTGCAGCGAGCCCGGTGACCAATGCAAAAATCAGGAACTCGCTCATGGGCCCACCACAAATATTCTTCCAACCGGATCGCGCTTGATCGTTCCTTCTGCAGAATCACCCACATAAAGTTTTTGATTCTGATTGTACGGGTTGATCACGTACTTCCTGTTCACCGGATCCCGTGCTGCCACCACGCGTGTTTGATCTTTTTCATTCATTGCATTGATGCCCAGTCCGACTCCGGTTCCGGCTGCAGCTCCTGCCACCGCTCCTATGGCAGCTCCAGGAGGACCAGCCAATGCACCAATGGCAGCTCCGCTTCCTGCTCCAATCAAGGTGCCGCCCACAACTGTGCTGGTCCCCGGGCTGATGTAGTCAGCTCCGTCGCCGCTGGATCGCATCCCGGTGCAAGCACTCAGCAATATTGGAAATAAAATATATATTCTTTTCAAAATGCTCATATGTGTGTTGGGGGTCAACCTTTCTAATAGACAAGTTTGCCCATCAGACAGGTTGCACCCAGGTCATCTCCTGTTGAAATTTTGGGCTATGTTACTTTTGTAATAATTTACAAAATATATTATCTTCCGCCAGAGAATCAGATCTGCTGTCCTTGCGGTCGGAATGCACGGGAGTCGATGACCGTGCACTCACGGAAAGATAATATAAATTAATTAGTCCTTCTTGTGCTTGCCGTTCAGGGTAATGGCGTTCTGCAGAACCTCTTGAGCGGGTTCAACCAGATCCAGTCCCTGCTGCAGCTGCTCGCGCACCTGCTTAACGTTCAGCCCCTGGCGCAGCAGCTTGAGCGCCGGACGGCTGATGTAGTTGCTGCGGAACTCTGTGGGCTTGGTGCTCAGGTATCCGCTGCCTGCGGTACGCGTGCTGCCCGTGATCAGGCAGACCAACTTGCAGGTCTTGCCCTCGCTCTTGCGGCCCCGGCGGTTTTCGTTGGTGGTTTGGGTGATGGTTTCAGTTGTCATATGCTTTTTTTCTTTCTTGGTTGTTTTGTTGTTTTTGATGCGAATGCTGCGTTCCTGATTCTTTCCCCTGGCTTTGGCCGGACGACCCGGGCCACGTTTGTTGTGGCTGCGGATTGATGCTTTGGGCTTGTGAGTCTTGTTCCGACTGCCAGGAGGACGTCCTCGTTTGGCAACTTTCAACACCGGTTGAATATTCTCTGAAACCTGATTTTGCAGCGAAGCAACAGGTGCTCCTTCCAATGCAGGCACCGTGGTTACCGGGTCCTGTACTGCTGCAGCCGCAGGTTTTTCATCCAGATATGTAATAGTCATGTATTCTTATATAAATGAATTCTTTTTATTATCAACATCATTTTTATCAAAAAAGCTGTATTTTGCTTATAATCAATGAAATATTTTTAAAAAAAAGAAGGATTTTTCAAATAAAAAGATTATATATTTTATAATAATACACGTGCGCCCCAGCAACACGTGTGTTCCGGACAGACGTTTCTAATAGAGCGACGTGTCCTTCAGACATGTGATGCGGCATTTGGCCCAGGGCCCTGCGCAGTCTACTGCAGTTTATTGCAGTTTATTTCAGAACCAGGTTTTCTTTGCGCTGCAGGTAACGCAGCCGCTGCCGCAGTTTATGTACTGCAGCATTCTCCAGTTGGCGCACGCGTTCCCGGGTCACATGCATGCGAGTTCCCAATTCTTCCAGGGTCGGGATGTGATCCGGATCCTCGAAACCAAAACGGGCCCGCAGTATTTCCTGAAGACGATGCGGCAGCTCCCGTATCAGGTTGTTTAATATTTTATATTCTTCCTCGCCGTAGACCGGAGCAGCGCCTGCAGGATCTGGGATATCGATGGTGCACGGTTCTCCAAATTCATCCACGCCTCCGTGCAGATCCAACCGGGTGGCCACGCGGCCAAACGTGCGCTGTGCAGCATTGCTGAGCCGATCATCATCTTCCCGTACACCATGGCCCAATGACTCTTCCAGTCGGTGCTTTTCTTTGTGTGCGGCCGCCAGGTCGTCGTTGAAGCGATAAGGCACGTTTACCACGTGACTGTTTTTTTGAATGAACCGGCGGATGTGGTGCTTGATGTGATAGGATGCATATGTGCCGAAGCTGGCTCCTTTGCTCTTTTTCCAGCGTCGTGCGGCGGAGTATAGTCCAGGAGTTCCAGCCATGACCAGGTCCTCGTGGTCGTATCCGGCCGGAGGATAATACTGGGCCGCCAGATGCATCACCAACTTCATGTTGTGCAGCACGATTTTGTCCAGACACCGACGGTCCCCTTTTTTATACCGCTTCTGGTACCGTTCCACCAATGCATCCGGCAGCACTTCCAGGTCAGCAATTGCAGTTCCTATCATGCTCATATAAGGTATGACATGATAGCGCCGCAGGTTGTTCAAAGCTTTATTCCCGTTTCAATACCCTGATTTGTATAAATTCTTTTGTTTTAAAATAAGCGTAACAAAGCGCCAGTAATGCCAGTCCGCCGGTCCATATCCAAATCACAATCAGGGCCCGCAGCATCAGATGCAGCACGTCCAGAACCTTGTCTTTTAAACCTTTCATTAATGCAATAATCCGAAAACCTTCAGGAACACCAGAAACCCCACAATTGCGTTGATCATGCTGCCCACCGTGCGCAGCACCTCCAGCTTGTGGTTGTGGTGGTCGATCCAGATTTCAAACGGATCCCGTAGTTTGGCCAGCTTCTTTAATCGCTTCCTTTCTTTCTTGCTCAGTTCCGGAAGCTGCCAGGGCCGTTTCAATCCTTTAC